AATTGAAGGAATACCAACCTTGTCAACGAAAGTCTCTGGGCTGATGTTATACTGCATGATAAGATGAGGATACAGACTATTTAAGTCGAATGAAGCAACCCACTTACTTAAACCAATCTTTGGTTCTTTAACATGACCACCAACCAATGCTTCATTAGAAGAATTATGTTTAAATTGTGGAATTACAATATTACGTTCAAGCAGATAGTTATGAATAATAACATCCCAAGAACGAACAGTTGTCATTGTATCATTATAGTTTACTTTCGCATCATAAGCAAAGGCCATAACCTGTTCAATAAATTTTAATTTATCGTCAAGTTTGTCAACAAGAACACAGTCATGAATATTATATTCAATAAATTTCTGATAGTTGTTCTTGTATAGTTCTAAAAGATTACCATACTCCGAGTAATCAATTTTTTTCTCACCAAGTTCTATTTGTGCGATATAATCAAGTTTATATGATTCTTGATTACCAAACATAAATTTCCGGTAAAGCTGATAATAATCTAAAACAGTAATACCAACGATATTATAACTTTGGTTTTGTTTATTACGAAACTCAACTTTCTTTTCAGTAATAATATTCCAAGGAGAAAGTTTTTTAACTTCATTACCGCCTAGTAATTTTTTAATTCTATTAACAAGATATGGAATATCGAAAAACTCAATGTTCCAACCAGTAACAATATCTAGATCAAGTGTTTGCCAACCAGTCAAAAACTTAGCGAGTAAATCATGTTCAGTTTTAGACTTAACATAAAGAACGTCAGGATCATTGGTTGTAAATTCACCGCACCCATAAACTATAGATTTACCTCTACAACGAATAGTAATCGCTGTAATTTCTTTATCAGCAGTTTCTATATTTGGAAACCCTTCATCAGCAGCACATTCAATGTCAATGGTGCAAACTTTTACAGTTGATGGGTCATAATTAATTTCTCCTTTAAAATTATCAAAAATATAAACATAAGAAAAATTTGTTAGACCATATATTTCCATGTTCGCTACATCTTCATAACGAGTCATGAAATCTTTAGCATCTGAAATTCTATCGAACTGCATTTTTTCGACAGGTTTATTTTCTAGTGTTTTATACTTACCGCCACTTTTTGGTATAAAAAGATATGGACGATATTTTTCAATAAACTCTTGACGTTTATTATTCTTATACCCGCGAATAAAAAGTTTATCGCCCATTTGCGCAATGTTTGTATAGAAATCCATATTAACTCCAATAATAAAATATAATATATCATACTACCTAACTTAATAAAAGTCAAGTAATATCTTCAATATTTTCAGATTTTGGATTATCTACAATAATGTATTTTGCATCTTTATCGATTTGAGCGTATGCTTCTAAAAGTTTTCGAACTTGTATTAAACGTTTAGTAACTTCGTTAATAGTTCCTTGAGTAACTTCATCGTTTTGACCTTCTTGTAGGTCCATTAAAGCTGCATCTAAATTAGAGTCGACTGAATAATCGACATGAAACTTCATTATAGAACCATCATTGGATAGTTCTTCATTTAGTTCTAGTGGGGGAAATAATAAATTTTTAATTTGTTCCAGCTTTAATTCTGCTGGTGTTTCTATCTTCTTTTGTATTTTCCAAGGCATTTTCATCATATATACTTTCTTTATTTTTTTCTTTAAAATATAAATAACTTGTTCTAAGTTGCTGAATTTGTCTTTTTAATTCTAACAATTCATTATCGATTTGATTGAAAGTTTTAACCATTTAATTTCTTGCGTCCCATGTTATACTTGGCTTCAAGAATCCATTCTGACTTTTCTTTATGGTTAATTATCTTAATTTGACTCATAGAAGCTAGTGGTTCTTTGATTTTATCTTCTTCAATAACTTTCAACAAACCCCAGTCTTGAAGAAGTTCGACTATTTTGTTTCTACGACCTTTATCTTCTTCTGAAAAATTAGAAAGTTTACCATCAATCGCAAACATTTCTTTAAAGTGAACAATGTAATATTTACCTTGTTTGTGAAAAATATGGCAAGATTGAAACAATTTTTTTTCTTTACGAGAAGCTACACCAATACGTGTAAGAGTTTCTTTAATCTTTAGGAAATCTTCTTCTTCTCCAATTCTCACCTCAACGAGTGTTTCTAATATATCATTCATTTAGTTCCGCCCTTTTCGAGTCTTTTTCTAATATAATTTAATTGTTCGTCACTTAATACATTAAGTAATTCTTTAGACTTAGTTCTATTATATTTATAATATTCTTGAATTAGGCTTATTTTTTCATTTTCTTCTTTTATTTGTCGTTCTAATTGTTTATCTTTTTCTGTTTTTTTCTTACCATAACGTTTCGTTTTTCTAACACTATTAAAAAGATAATCATAATGCATCTGATTTGTGATAAAATGATACATATTCATTTCGTTGACATATAACAAAGTATCAACATAATTAGATAAAGAACTATTAGTTCTCCATTGGTTGTATTTAAATTCTTGTTCATTTAATTTTAATTGTTCTTTTCCTGAATTGATACTATTTTCGTATCTCCAATCATAATTATTATCGCTCATAATCATTCACCAAATTTCGCAACAATTAAAGTTTGCATTCGCATAACATCTAAAACAACATCATGTATTGGATTATGTTTTGTGAATTTATTTTCACATTCTGGTGGAATAAAACTGTCTTTAATGTCATGACCATAAGTCAAACCATCAATAAAACTTTTAGTATCTCTTATTAGCCACCATGGATATGGCATCTTATGATTATTTTGTTTTAAAAAATATTGAAGAATAATTGGGTCAAAAGTGTTATTTCTAGTATAAACTTTTTTTACTTTATCCCAATTTACATTATTAACAAACCAACTATGAAGATTTTCTATAGAAACATCTTCTTTAGAAGGTTTAATTGTTTTTAATGCTTCTGGTTCTTGTTCTTTCCACCATTGCAATGTTTTAATATCTATTCTTCTATTCCAATTTTTCACTTGATCTTCAATATCAAATTTAATAAATTTGGTTTCTCCAACTAACTCTTCAAAAGAGTAAGGAGAAGTCAAAAACCTATCATCATCAAAAACCAAAAATGCACAAGAAACTATTGGGCAATCTAATTGGTTTTGAGATAATGTTTCGAAATCATAAATTACATTAATCATGTCTCAAATTCCATTTCAATCATAAGTTCTGCTAGATATGCCACGAAATTAATTTCTGGATTAGCAACAAATGCATTTTGATACTGATACTTTGCTGTTGTTACAACAAGTAAAGGTATTGACCTTTTAGAAAAATACTCATTTGAATTTTCATAAAATTCATTATAAAGGTCGTTAACATCTGTATCAAGATTATTTTTAACCCATTTACGAACTTCTGTAAAGTTCTTTTCTTTCATCATATCAACTAAGTTTTTAATTGAAGTTTTTTTGATGTTAACTAGAATACCAGTATCAATTTTACCAGTTGCAGAATAACGCTGAATCTCGTTAAGAACACGTCTCCAATCAGGAAAATGCTTTTGGATAACTTGTGCAATAACAGCTTTATCGTATTCAATATTTTCTGTTTGAAGAATAGTTTCTAAACGCTTTAAGAATTGCATAGCAAGCTTTGCCATGTCAGATTTACTGATCTTAAAATCAATAACTGAACAACGAGAATGTAAAGGTTCAATAATACGGTTCTTGAAGTTACACGTTAATATAAAGCCACAGTTTTTACTAAATTCTTCCATAAAGTTACGAAGAGCAGGTTGAGTCGAATTAGCATTAAGATAATCTGCCTCATCAAGAATAACATACTTACGGCCACCAGATAGAGAAACTGAAGAAGCAAAGTTTAGAATTTCATTTCTTAGTGTATCAATATTACCATTCATAGATCCGTTAATGACAATATAATCACAACCAAGCTCTTCGAGCATAGCTCTGGCAACTGTTGTTTTACCAACGCCAGCAGAACCGGATAGAATTAGATTTGGAATATTTTTTTGATCAACAAACTGTTGAAATGTAGCTTTAAGTTCACTTGGAAGAATAGTTTCTTCGATAGTTTTTGGTCGATATTTTTCAACAAAAAGAAATTCTTCATTCATAATATAACCTCATAATAAAAAAAGAAAAGTAAGGGGAGCCGAAGCTCCCCGATCAAAATCAGAAAGAAGAGCTCTGTTCAACTGCAATCCAATATTCAGCTTCTTTACCATTAAAGTGAGAAATACCTCGAGAACTAATAGAAACTTCATATTCTCCTGGAATAATCTTAATATTCTCAGCTTTGAAGATAGCCTTAAATGTCTTATTAGTCTCACCAATTTTAATGGAATAAACATCACCACTTGGATTTTTAGAATCTGCAGCCTGAAGAAAAACTGTAGAACCATCACCAACAACTAGGATTTCTGGAAGTCCAAGAACACCAGCTGCCTTTTCAACATCTTTCAAATGTTCATTAGTCAATGTGAAAGTAACATCAACTGAAGGTAGATTAATTTCCTTTTCAGGAGCCTTTGTGATAGTTGCTTCATCAGCATAAACGTAGTCAGTTTTACGCTCACCTTCAACAATACTAACTAACCTGTCACCAAATTTTAATTCTGGATCAGTAAAAAGACTCATAGTTGACAGAAAACGATCAAGGTTGTAAATAGCAAACTTATTAGAAAAGTTTGTATCTACATTAGCCTTGGCCATAATTGTCTTTGAAGGCGAAATAGTCTTCAAAGTATTACCTTCCTGAATAAGAATGGAAGGGTTAATTTTAGCAAAGTTCTTAAGAACATTCACGGTATTTGTAGAAATTTTCATTATATATTCTCCTATTACTTCTTCTTTTTAAGCTGACCAGGATCAGCTGTTGCTGCAGCGCCAATAGAGGCAAGATCAGCAAGGGAACCACCAAAAATATAAGTTCCAACATGCTGCATTTTCATCCAAGGACAGAACCAAGTTTTAAGACCAACCTTCTGCGCCTTCTGACAAAACCAATAATCTTCTGAAAGATAACGCTTAGATTCAGGATCAATTTCTGCCTGGAAAGACATATGAATTTCACGACTACCATCAAATGCTTCAGTTCGAACATGATCAGGCTTATACATATATTCTGGGTATGAATCAATAAACTTCTTCATAGCAGACTTAGCAACCATCATAAAACCAGTACCAATTTCTAGAACTTCAACTGGTTCGCTGATTTGAATACTAGATTGTCCTCCTTTCGGATTAAATACATAATCACCAACGAACTTTTCAAGGACATTTGGATCATCGTCTGCAATACCTTTATCAACAGCATACTTAATTTTTTCCCATGAGATACACTTCTTAGGATAAGGTCCGCCGATAATATTATACTTTTCTTCATCCTGAGCTTGAAGCGCCATTAGGGCTAGAACATCATGTGGGTTGAAACCAATATCAGAGTCAATAAACATAAGATGTTCTGCTTCCGAGCGCATAAATTCATCAACGCAGTAATTTCTTGCTCGAGTAATCAATGATTCGTTGAACAAAAAATACATCTGAAGAGGGATACCATGACTCGCACAAAGAGCAGCCAAGTCTGCAACAGAACGAGCAAACATACCTGCGCATTGACCACCATACATTGGAGTTGCTACGAATAGCTTTCTCTTCTGTAACTTCTCAATCTCAATTTTAATTTCCATTATTTCTTATCCTTATAATGATCAACATGTAAACACATTAAAATATAGTGAAATGCTTTTAAAAGATCAGCTTTGTTATTGCCGTTCTTTTTACCGTAACGCCATAGATATTTGAGAGCTGTATTTCGGAAGGTAGGAGTAGAGTCACCCAGCGCAATCCATGCATCAAAACACTCAATACTTTCATCCTCAGTCATATAATGTTCGCTGTAGGTATTATCTATATATTCTTTTAGATCAGCAATAATCTGATCTTCATTATATTTATACTTGATGTTCTTCATTTAGAATCCACAATGCTAATAATTTCATTAATTATACGATTTTGTTCTTCAAATGTATTATTTTTATATTTAATTGTATTAAACATCAACGTCATATTAGTCATAATATTTGAAATTTTAGTTTCACGACCTTGCAACCATGTTTCGTTTTGATTACTACCCCTTTCTTTATAACGTTCTTTACGAACTTCCTTGTCAGTTGACAAATACACAATACTCAAATTATACTTTTCAAGACAATCTTCAAGAAATGAAGATGTAAACAGACGATCACCTTCATAAAGAACGACTGAATCATTAGATAATGTTGCTAGAAATTTAATAGCTTCTGGCTGGACTGCCATGCTCATACGGTCTGTTCCAGAAAACACTTCGTTTTCTTCATATTTTCCAAGTATATAAATGTTATCTTTTTGGAGATATGGTACAAGCTTAAAAGCATCATACTTTGGAGCAACACCATAATGACTAATCAACATTTTCATCAAAGTGGTTTTACCAGATCCAGGTTCACCACCAATCGCAATAACTTTCATTTCACCTCACATAAATGCTTCAAGACCAATTTTCTTTTGTTGGAAAAGACCAGTTGCGTCTAATACGCCTGACATAGTATATAGTTCCATTTTACTATTATCTATCTTATTTGTCAACAGTTTTTTATCCAAAGTTTCTGTTCTGGCGTCCCATAATGGTTGCCAATCAATACCAAACCAATTATCAGATTCACATTTAGAAATTTCTTCAGCTTGACGATCAAGATAATAACCAAGATAGCGACCATGCTTTACCCTGAATAATTTCTTGAACGAACAGAGACAAGTTTCCATATCATAGTAATCAGTATTTGGAAAATCTTTCTTTACTTCTTGTAAGATGTAATAAGCTTCACCATCAAGATAATTGATTTGTTTTTCATTAAGTTTCTGATCATACCAATCATCAAGACCGAGAGCCATAACCAAACCATTACGATGAGAACGGCTACCATCATGATCAGCTAACATAAGATGCGGAGGTTCAACTGGCAATTTACAACATTGTTTAAGAGTTTGCATATAAAACCAAGTCGAGTAACGCCCAAATTTATGAAACTTTGTTTTTATTTCTGGCCAAAGTCTATCGAAGTTTTCTCTTGCTGATCCGTCAAGGAAGGGGGCGAAGGCTTCTGTTTGAGTCTTATTACCAACCCATTGCTTGTAGGACTCGAACTGGGCTGGAAGATGACCTTTGTTCCACTTGGTGTCAGTTTGATAACGGAGCCGTTTGTAATTGTTATTGTTCCATTCGCGGAGTCGTTCAATGCCTACTAGCTCCATATCTGGGAATTCGTTCCAAACAACCCAAGTTGTCGGAATGTAATATGTTGTACCGTAAATCCAAGAGATCCATAGTTTCTGTTCCTTATTATGTTCAAAACGATCGAACAAATAATTAG